AGCGTACTCGTATGGGACTTGTAGTTTTACTCCAGACTCTACTGCTGAAGGCTAGATAGCTTATGCTGACTTAACAGAAGCTAACGTAATCTCGTGGGTACAAGGTGCATTAGATACAACTGCACTAGAAACCTCTCTTGATGCTGACTTAGCTGAACAAGCATCTCCAACAATCTTAGAAGGGAAACCGTGGTAATGACTAACGAAACAAAAGAAGCAGTAGACGTACTCGCGGCATCCACAGGAATCATGTCTCTAGCGGCTTGGTTGCCTCCTATTGCTAGTTTATTTACTATAGTATGGTTAGGTTTACGTATTTGGGAGTCACCTACAGTACAGAAACTGCGTAAGTGATAAGACTATTTTGTTTATTAATGTTGTTCAGTTGGTTTACATTAGCGGACAACACGCAGGAAGGTTCTCTGAATACTTTTCATGGTGATAACAGTACAACAAACAGTAACAACAATACATCAGATACATCAACAAGTAACACATACAATGGTGCAGGAAGTAGTAGCGAGATACCAGTAGGCTCTGCCATTAGCCCAAGCTATATGTCCAACGGTATGGACACTTGCCTTAAAGGTTCAGGCGGTTCGTTACAGACAGTAGGTGTGGGTATATCAAGTGGTAGTTACGAAGTAGACCCTAACTGTGACCGTAGACGAGACGCTAAGTTGTTGTCAGATTTAGGAATGAAGGTAGCCGCAGTAGCCCGTATGTGTGAAGCAGTAGAAGTATGGAAGAGTATGTTCTTGTCAGGGACACCTTGCCCCATATTGAGCAACGGTAAGTTAGTTGTTGGTAAACGTGCAGTATTAATAATGAAGAGACAACCAGAAATATACATACCTGACTATAAAGACAACACCGAATGGTACAACACTATACTAAACATTGGAGGAGAGGACACAGATGAAGAAGATGATATTATCTCTGTTAGTGCTAAGTTCCGTAACACACAGCAGTGAGTTAGACAACCTTATTGACACCTCTAATGCTATTGTTGACCAGATAGACAAAGGTATTAAGCTAGTCGGTGCGGCACAAGGATACGCTTATACAGGCTCAGGCTTGTCTGATGGCACTGTGTCAAGTACAGCACACATTAGTGCAGAACAACTACAAGCGTACAACAACGCATTGTCGGGCATGTCAACATATCAAGCCTTTGGTGACGTACAGACTGTACTAGAAGAAAAAGCATACACTGAGTTAGACATGATGGATGAAGCTATTGGTGTATTTACTGAAGTAGTGGTTGACATGATTGCTGTACAGGAAGTAGCGGACATGAGTGAGCAAGCCGCCAGTCCTCAAGAAGAAGCTGATGTACAGACCTTTGTAGAAAACAACATTGAAGTGTTGACAATTACTCAGGAAGAAGTAGAAACGTACAACACCAGTATGGATGACATTGAGACACACGCTAACAACGCTAGTGCATTCCTAGCGGTAGCGGGTAACAAAGAAGCTGTAGAGTTCCTAGAGCAAGGCGTAGAGAACGCTAACACCACAGCCGAGCAGACAAACATTTTTTATGATGCTAATGCTCAATGGGTTACTATGGGGTACAACACTACTAGAAACCTTACAGCAGTCTATCTTAACGGTCAGAACTTTGGTTTAGATTTATATGTAACTGAAGCTGAAGTATTAGCTGTAGGGAGTGAGTCAGAATACTATTTGACTGGTCCGACTTCACAAAGTTATGATTGCTTTATGTATGAAACAGGTTGTATGGAACTATGAGTTTAGAAGATACTGAACTAAAGATTGGCGGTACATCCTTTAAAGGTGTATGGATTGCCATAGTTCTTGGTATTGGTTCTACTATCGGTGGTGGCGTATGGACAGCCTCTAGCTTGTACTCAAGACTAGAAGCAGTAGAGTCTACACAGATACCCGATGTAAGCCCCATACAGCAGAATCTAGCCACTTTAGGTACAAGGCTAGAGACACTACTAAGTCAGCAAGAGAAGCTGTTAGAACTCAATACAGACGTTTCTGAGTTAGCTAACGAGATAGAGGCTATGAAAGGTACAGTAGCTAAGGCTGAGATAATAATAGAAAACATTGGCGATGTTGATGGTAAAATAAAGACATTGACTAAAGAGGTAGAGGATTTGTGGCAGGGTATGGACTACCTCTCAAATCCCCTTAAGTGAGGCATTTATGTTAGAGCAATTAATCGGACCTGTTACAGGACTACTTGACAAATTCATAGAGGATAAAGATAAGACAAATGCCATCGCGTTCCAGATTTCAACAATGGCTGAAAAACACGCGCAGGAACTTGCGAAAGCGCAACTTGAAGTTAATAAGACAGAAGCGGCACATAAGAGCCTATTTGTGTCGGGTTGGCGACCTGCTGTTGGTTGGACTTGTTGTATTGGACTTGCGAGTCAGTACATTCTTATCCCAATGGCAAATTTTGCGCTTGCTCTTGCCGATTCTACCATTGAAATCCCTGTTTTAGATATGGCTACTATGATGCCAGTACTAATGGGTATGCTTGGTTTAGGTGCAATGAGAACTGTAGAGAAGACTAAAAAAGTACAGAGGGATAAATAATGTCAGCAACAAACCCATACTACAGACCGCCTGAAGAACTTAAAAGACCTCCTACATATTTTGAGTTGTTTGGGGATATTAGTCCAGAAGAAAAAGCAAGAAACCAAGAACGTATTGATTATCTTTCAAGCCGAACTAATTTAGATTTTTATTTAAGTCCAGAAGAAGTTTCTCAGTTACAACAAGACTTAAGTAATAATGTATACAACGATGAGTTATACAAAGAATATGATAAAAGAGTAACGTATGGTCGGACTATAGCAGGAGTAATGGGAGAAGACTACAATTATCTTTCTTCTAATTTTACAGAGGCTAAACAAAAAGCTGACCAAGTTTATATACAGTCTTTGCAAAACGATTTAAGCAAAGCAGAAAGCCCTGAAGAGCGTGAAAAAATACAGTCCTATATTGATAAAGGACCTTTAGATTTTGATAATGAAACATTAAAAGAAGTACGAGACGCAAATCTTAATAAAGCATATTCAGAGGACAAGTTTTTACGTACTGCATTAAACGCACAAGCTATGGTAATGGGTGATTTTATACAAAGAAATGACATACCTATTTCGCAACGATTAGATATATCTTATGAAGACCAACAAGCCGCAGGTAGAGGTGCTGTTCAATATTTAAACACAGGCACTTTGGCTCATATGTTGCCTATAAGCAGTGCTGACGCAAACGCGGGTTTGTACAGTGTTAATTTTGAGTATGATGAACAACCGTTAGAAATGGGCAGTTCTCGTTCTGGTGGTGGGGAACTTGGAACATACAGTATGTATACTGCTATTCCACAAGTTACTGCTTACGATAACAAACCGTGGTTATCTCCTTTTCAAGATGTAATGGATGTTTTGTCTGTAATATATCCTCCACTAGCCCCTGTGTTTCAAGGTGTAAGTAACTTAGCGGAAACAGAAGATTTAGAAGAGTCTATAAAAACAGCAGGTAAAGTGTATGTTGGCGGTGAATTAGTTAAAGGAGTAACTGAAGGAATAGGTAGCAAATTATCTGAGTCTGGTGTTGAAATACCCACAGGAGAAGTAGACGTAACAACAGGTGCAACACAAACAACAACTCTTGGTGAGGCTTTTAGTAATTTACCAGAATCAGTTCAAAATGTAACAACAAATACTATAGGTGGTGTTATCGGAGGACAAAGCCCTGAAGAGGCTCTTACAGGTGCTATTAAAGGAGAACTTACTAATGTTACTGTAGATTCTGCTATTGAAGGTCTTAATATAGATGAAGATAAACTTGTTGCTGATGTTAAAGAAACATTGGGTCTTGACCCTGACTTTGAACTTCCTGCTCCTATACAGAACATTGTAAACAATACAACAGATGCTTGGGTTGCAGGAGATTCTGCTTCGGATGCTTTTGATTCTTCTGTTGAAAGTGAAATTGAAGATTACGTGGGTGGTGTAGCTGAAGATACAATTAAAGCGGGAGCAGGTATACTTAGTGACTCGCTTCCTGATGTGGACTTTGAAACACCTCAGATTGTAAAAGACATAGGCGATGCCGCTGTGGATTTACTAGAAGGTCCTGCTGAGTTACTAATAGGTGCGGGTGATGATTTGTTCACCGCTATAGGTGATAGTGACATAGTAGAGGCTATTGAAGCGGGAGGTAAAGCCGCAATAGATGTAGCAGAAGATATAGGCGGAAAGGCAGTAGATTTTGTTGATGAGAATATTATAGACCCTGCAGACGATGCTATTGATGCTATAGGTAATAGTGACATAGTAGAGGCAATAGAAGAAGGCGGTAAAGCAGTAGGAGAAGTTGGTCAAGACATTATTGACGCGGGTTCAGATGTTTTATCAGAAGTAGAAGATGTTGTTAAAGAGGCAGGCAGGGGTATTGACGACATTGTTGATTGGGAAAGTTTACTTAAAAGAATGGTAGGAATTGGTGGCATGGGCGGTATGGGTGGAATGATGTCAGCGTCTAGGCAACCTACACAGGTCGAAGGGCTATTTGACAAAGAGTTATTTAAATTTGGTAAAGAGATTAAGTCTACACAAGAAATACTTAGTCCAATGAACAGAAAAAGAAGGTATGGATAATGACTTACTTACAACTAGTAAACAGTGTATTAAGAAGACTGAGAGAAAATGAAACAAACAGTGTGGCAGACGCTACAGATTCTTACGTTAAATTAATTGGTGACTATGTTAATGATGCTCTTAACACAGTAGAGAATGCTTGGGATTGGTCTGCATTGAGAAAAACAATAACTGTAAATACAGCTGAAGATACAATCAGCTATTCTTTAACAGGTCTTAGCAACGAGTTTAAAGTTTTAGACGTAATTAATGATACTTCTAATGTGTTTATGCGTCCTGCATCTTCGTCTTTTATGAATAATGTTTATTTAAACCAAGAACCCGCTAAAAGTTCTCCTGAGTATTATTCTTGGAACGGTGTAGATAATGTAGGGACACCTTTAGTTGACTTATATCCTAAACCAGATAAAGAATATACTTTAAGGTTTAATGTTGTAGACAGAGAAAGTCAAAGAACAAATGATTTAGATAGCATATTTGTACCAACTTCTCCTGTAATACACTACGCTGTTGCTTTTGCTTCCAGAGAACGCGGTGAAACAGGCGGTACTTCAGCACAAGAGTTGTTTTCAGTTGCAGACGCCAGTTTAGCTGATGCTATTGCTTTTGATGCGGCTAGATTCCCTTCTGAAACTGTTTGGCAGGTTTGCTAATGGCTCAACAACTACGCAACATAACGATACAAGCACCTGCTTTTGCGGGTATAAATACAGAAGACTCTCCTGTGGGTATCGACCAATCGTTTGCTGAACAAGCGAATAACTGCGTGATTGATAAATTTGGTCGTGTGGGTTCTCGAAAAGGCACGGTAAAACTAACTACTGCACTAAACCCGTCAAATGCCTTAGGAAGCAGTAGAGGCATAGAGGCTGTACATGAGTACGTTAAACGGGACGGTACTAAAATAGTATTTTCTGCGGGTAACAATAAAATATTCTCAGGTACTACAACAATAACGCCTGTGACGCTTCCTGTGGGATATACTATATCAGCTAATAACTGGAAGATAGTTA